TAACGAATCAGCGCCTTGCGCACCTGCGTCCTCAGGCTGTTGGCAGCGGTCTTTCCGCCGCCGATCTCTCGCAGAGCCTTGAATCGCGTGAAGCGGTAGTGGAAGTCATAGGCCTCGCCAAAGAAGACGTCCTTGGCGCTCCAGTCGCCGCGCGCCGTAATCGACGTGCCGGAGACGGCCTGGCCAAGCAGCACGCCGCCGTTAGCGCTTGAGAATCCGCTCCATGCCTGAGTCGTGGCCTTGATCGCGTAGGGCAGGGTCCAGGTCGTGATGCCCGTGGTGGCGTTGTAGGAACCGGCCGCCACGCGAATCGCCGCAGGAGTGTCCGCAGTGGTGGACACCCAGCGATCCAGCAGCAGCGGCGTCGGCTTCGTGGCGCTCTCCGCGGTCTGATCCGCGATCGGTAGGCGCTCGAGCCATACCTCCGTGCCGTACTGAACCAGCAGGTAAAGCACCTCCTGGATCGCCAGCACCTGAAGGATCTTGTCTGCGCCGTTGAGCGTCCAATGACTCCAGCTGTTCTGGATGCGCTCGATGCCTGAGCTGGTTGTTCGCAGGAAAAACTTCTGCGCGTAGATCCGATTGAGGTAGCCGCTGCGATCGCTGATCGCGTACCAGCTGTTGCTGGTGTCGTCGGCCGTGACGCGAAAGACCCCGCCGGGCACATAGGCCGACACCTGCTGGGTGAGCTCGACCGCATCGGCCGTGATCGACGTGCCGTTGCCGCGGATGCTGAACTCGCGGAACTTGGTCCAGTCGCCAGCCACCTGGGCGAACACGATGCCGTTGCCGATCTGAATCGGGCGGCAGCGCGTGTCGATCTCAAATTGGGTGAGGGTTGTCAGCTGCGCCGTGGCCGACGTCAGTGACGTGTCATTGCTGGACAGTCGGAACTGCGTCTGGTCAGAGAACAGGATGAGCTCGTCCTGGAAGGGCACCGCATACCGGAGCACGCTCACCCGGGTGCCGCTGGCCCTGATGTCGATCGGATCGCTGGCCAGCGTTGTGGTCACCGTCTCCGGGAAAAAGTCGAAGAACTCCCCGGGCCGACTGAGCACCACGGCCTCATCCGCCAGGATCCCCAGCCGGTTTTTGAAGACGAAGATGTCTTGGATGCCCTTGCCGATAAAACTGGGATCCGGGGCCGTGTTGTAGTCGCCGCAGGTGCGGTCGCCCCACTTCCGCAGCGCCACGCCAGTGGCGATCGTCGAGCCATCCATTGACCCGAAGTGGAAGGTGCCATCGGGCTTGCGCACCAGGACATGCGGCATGGTGCCGGCCTTGATGCGGTACTCCGCGCCGGGTGCCACGGTCTCGTTCCAGGCGCCCTCGCCAAAGGTGCCCTGGCCGGCGCGGGGCTTGAACTCGACGAAGTAGCCGTCCCACTTATTGCCAGGGTCTCCGGTCACCTCAACCTGATACCCCTCAGGCGCGATGGTCGGCAGCTCGGTGAAGGCCTGGACGCTGTTGGTGATCGCCGTGATGTCGGCGTTGGCCCGGGCGTCCGTAGCCTTGATTGTCATTGCGCTGCTGCTCTTGAGGTGCAGCACAGAACCGGAGCGGTCGATCGTTACGCCGCTCACCCCCGACAGGCCGGTCTTGATGTTCTCGGCGATTTCGGCGGCGCTGATCTTCACCTCGGTCACGGTGGAGCCAGCCACGATCACGGCCGCCGTTGCAGTGGTCACGTCGACCGTTGTGCCGTTCAGGGTGACGGTGTATTTCTGCCCGTAGTTGGCGGCCTTCACCCACACCAGCGCTTCATGCGTGGCAGGCCTGGCGGTCTGCGGCGCCAGCAGCGTGCCGTCCATGTCGGGCAACGCTTTGACGTTGGAGATGAACGTGTAGTCGCCAATCGACACCGCGCGGATATCGCTCTTGGCGTTCACCACTGACGCCAGGTACGCATAGGCTCCGGCCGCAGCTGTCACCGTGTACTCGGCGCCCACCAGATCGAACACCCGGATAGCGGTTTTGCTGATCACCACCAGGTACTTCTCGTTGCTGTCCCGCAGCACCGAGTGAACGAAGACGTCCCCTAAGTCCGTGCTACTGATCTTGGCCAGCGACTGGGTGGGCTCTCGCTTTCGCAGCCCCTCCGAGATCGAGGAGTAGCCGTTGATCTGCACCTCGCCCTGCGTTGGATCGCGCTGCGCATCAGGCTGCTGGCTGATGCCTTGAAAGAGGTTGGGGACCGTGTAGGAGAAAAGCTCAGCCAACGAGATACCCTCCCCCTGGGCCACGCAGCAGGCCGTAGCCAGGGCTGTAGGTCGGGAAGGGCCGCAGGCCGTGGCCGTCGGTTAGCAGGTTGTAGTGCTCGTTCTCGGCCTCCATTCGCAACAGCTCGTTCAGGGCCGCTTGCTCGTCGACAGAGGTGAACTTGAACAGGGCGTCGGAGCTCAGCACGCGATCGCTGAACACCCGGGCCGAGCGCACCGTGATCCAGCGGTTGAATGGCTCCGGGCAGTCGTCCCAGGGCAGCAGGAACACCACGTCAGCCTTGACCTCTGCGATGTCGCTGGCCAGGACTGAACTGCGCTTCTCGCGGTCGTAAACCTTCTGACCTCGCAGCTGGAAGCGGCCAGCCCACTGGTATGGATCAGGGGACCAGCGCACCACGCTGGCCGGGACCGTAATCGTGTTGGTCGTCAGATCCTTGGTGAAGGGGTAGGCGGCCTCGCTGTTCCAGGCCCATCCGCGGCTCTGCCCCTCCTTGTGAAACTCCAGCAAGGTGCGTTCAGCGATCCGCGCCTCTGCCACCTGTTCGTTCTCGAGCGTTTCCACCGGCGACTCGCCGATGTTCTCAAGCAAGACATTCACTGCCTCCAGCAGAGTGGTCCGCCCTGGCGTCTGCGACTGGTTGGCGGTGCCCATTTTCTCTACGGGGCTGCAGCCCTAATCGTACGAGGCGCACAAAAAAGGGGCCAGCTGGCGCCGGCCCCCGTTGCACATTCAGTCGAGATCCTAGGGAACCACGATCTTGTAAGCGGCCTCAGCGCGCAAGACGCCCATGCCGATGGCTTGGCGGGCCACCATGAGGGTTGCCTGCATCTGGACATTCCAGTCGCCGCTGGTGATCTGCAGCGAGGGGCTCATCAGAGTCACTACACCGGCGGCTTCCTTGTTGAAGATCAGGCCGCGGCACTTGGACAGGTTCTGCGCATAGTCGCTGTTCTTGTCGCCAGTGACGTTGGTGTACGCCGCCTGCGTGATGTGGTTGGACATCATGATGGGGATGCCGGCCACCTGCAGGGTCTTGCCGCTGGCGATGGTGCCGTTGCCGCCACCGCCGCCGTTGAAATCGGCATTGATCGCTCTCGAGCTCTGGGTGATGTAGTAGTACTCCTCGGGGGAGAACACTGCATACATCCCGTCGACGGGCACGTCCTTCTGGTCGAAGTTGACGCGCGCAGCAAAGATCGCATCGACGAGCTCGTCGCCCTTGGCCTGGTTGGTGGCAGCGGCGTAGCCAGCAGAAAGGGTTTTGCCAGCGCCGATGCGGCCGGCGTTGCCGGCTTTGCCCAGGGGTTCAGTGACGTTGGAGGCGGCAGCGAACAGGATGCGGGCCACGCGTTTGTCGTACTCGTAGGCCAGGGCCCGGCCCAGCTCGGTGGTGTAGATCTGGCGGACGTCGTAGTAGGCCATCAGCTCGTCGATCTCCGCCACGGCGGCATCGGCGATCATCAGGCCATCGAGCTCGATCAGGCGCTCGTTGATGTCCGAAGGGTTGTTACCTTCACCCAGAATTGGCACGCCGGGCGAGTGGTATCGCGCCGACATTTTTCCGGTGATAGGAAAGGCGACACTCTTCCCACCTTTGATATTGCGCTCGCGGGTTTTGCCCTTGAACACGGTGGTGCGCTCGAACGCGTCAAGAACCTCAGCGGCTCCAAGCTTTAAGAAGAGGGCACGGTCGTCGCCCGTGCCTTTGATTTGACCAAGCCGCTGAAGCGCGGCATCGGGAGGGGTAGCCATGGTGTTTCACAGAAGAAGTTGAAAGGCCACTTCTTCCCCTCTGCACCGGGTTATCTCCCTAGGGAGGCCCGTTCAGTTCCAGGGGCGTAGAGATCGCCTGAACTGAATGTACCTAAAAAACATCTGAGGCATCCAGCATTCGAATCACTTGCGCCCGGTAGGCCTCGTCAACGTCGTACAAGCGTTGACCCTTGCCGTTGAGCTTGTTCATCGCCTCGAGCACCTGAGCCTTCGACTCAAACGTCTTGCCGCCGGCAGGCGGGCGGCCGCTGCCCACCAGCTCAGGCTCCTTCAGCGGTGGGCGAGAGGGGGCCGAACCTTGAGTGGCCCGAGCCTGCATGGCACGCAGCGCCCAGCGGATCGCATCCTTGTTGCCGCTGGCGACGACCGCGTTGTACTCGTCGATCTCCTCCTTGGGCACGTTGTCCTTCACCCATGCCGAGAGCTGTTGGAACTGCTCATCACCGCCCACTAGCCCCTTGAGCTCGGCGGTGTCATCAGGGCTGAGCTCCGCCGAGTCGCTCTCGTAGCCGCCCTCGAGGTAGCGCTCAACGATCGAGCGGGGGATGCCCACTGACTCGAGCTTCTCCATGAAGGGCTCGACGTCCTGGCCGGCCTCATAGGCCTCGGCCATCTCGTAGGGGTTGAACTCGGCCTCCTCGAACTTGCCGGCCAAGAACTCGCCGTACTCCTTGACGCCCTCATCCCGGGTGTAAGCCTTGGGCCGTGAAGGCTCAGGGAGCTCGGGCTGGTCTTTGGGCTGGCCCAGCTTTTTCTCAAGCTCCTGGTAGGCCTTGGCCAGCTCCTCGGCGCTGTTGAACTTGCCCAGGATCTTCTCGGTCTCCTGAGCCTGTTGTTCGCCATCGCGCTCGGCCAGGAACTCGTTAAGGAGTTCTTCTTGTCCAGGAGCGACGGGTGATTCGTTGATGGCCTCGGCGTTGCTGAGGCTGTTGTCGACGGGGGTGGCGGTCATGCGGCTTGCGGTTCGGTGGTTGGGTCAGTGGCCATTTGCTGCTCGATCGCAGCGGCCTGGGCCTGCTTCTGTGGATCGGCCATCGGCGATGCCATGGCCTGCTGGGCGAGAGCAAGCTCTTGCGCCTGCTGCCGCTCAGCCGCCACTTCCTGATCGGTCTTGATCAGGCCGACCGTGTCGACGCCCATCGAGGCGGCGAGGCGGCGGATCAGCTCTGACGGGTTAACCCGCATCGTCACTTCCTGCTGGCCGATGGCATTGCCCAGCTCCGCGATGGTGCTCACAAAGCGCACCACCTTTTCCAGGTCGTTGCTGCGGCCCACCGCAGCCAGGCCCACAGAAACAACGGGCCGAATCAGATCCTTGGGCAGTGGCTCGAGCTTGCCCTGGCGGATCAGTAGATCCAGCTTGCGGCTGACGTAAGGGGTCTGAAACTCGGTGGTCAGGATTGAGTAGATGGAGCCCAGGCTGTTCTCGATCTGCAGCGCCTGAAGGCGGACCTCTTCAGCTGTCGTGCGCTCGGAGTCGCGGACGTCGGCGAGCATGAACGCTTGGCTGAGCCGTGCCTCCACCCGGGCCAGGCCAGCCATGGCCACCTGCATGTCCCCGCCCTTCTGTACCTGCAGGGCCTGGACGTCGTTGATGTCACCCACCACGAAGGCGCCATTGGCTGCCTCGGCCAGGCTCTTGGCCTTGGTGACGCCGTTGGGTCGCACAAGGAAGCGAATTGCAGCGCTGGCCAGGGAGCCCTCGGACACCGCCTGGCTCAGGGCCTCAGCTGTCTTGAGGTCGGCCAGGGCAGCGCTCTCGACATAGCCAACGCCGTACGGCTGCCCGTCCACGCGCGACATCCGAAGGGGCATCCAAGGGTTGGAGTCCATCGGGGCCTCGCCTTCACTGCCCGGGATCTCCTTGCCCTTCACCTCCTGGTGCCAAGCAACACGGGTCTTCTCCCAGCGGACGTGGGTGTAGATCTTGACCGTCTTGTCGTACTCGCCGATCTCGTCGTAGTCGTCGTTGGCGAGCTTGCCGACAACGTCGTCGTCGTCCTCGAGTAGCGCCTTCACCTCGGGCGGCAGCACGTTGACCGCCAGCTCCTCGCAGGTCACTACCTCCAAGGGGTTGCCCATGGGGTCACGGCAGCAGACGTAGCGGTTCAGGTGATGGACCCGCAGGCCCTCCTTGCCCACGTAGAGCAGGACATTGCCGCAGACAATCAGCCACAGAAGGGCTTCGTGAAAGGCGACCCGATCGTTGGTCGACTCGATCGAGCGGAGCACCTCCTGCTCCATCTTTGCCAGGGCGGAGTCGAACTCTGACTTCTGATCCAGGCTGATGTTCTGCCGGATCATCTCCATCTCATTGAGTGTGAACCGGAAGAAGCTCTGCGTTGGAGGGAGAAGAGCCAAAAGCATCCGGCTCGCCAAATTGAGCACGCCCCGGGCGCCGATGCCATTCCACGGGAGCGGGAACACCTCTTTGTTCCCCTTGGTCGGCTCGTTGCTAGAGGGAATCAGGTACGGCAGGGTCAGCCGTGCTGCCTCCCTCCCGCGCTCGAGGTAGTAGTTGCGGTCGGATTCAAGTGCGCGATAGCGCTGAGCAGCAGTGGCCATGATCAGACGGGGATATTGAGGCCGGTGCCGGCGGAAGCTGTCTCAATCGGCGCAATCGCCAGCGAAGTATTCAGGTTCTTCTTTCTGGGGTTGATGGCCTGGGTCATCTGTGCGCCCTGGACGGGTGCATTGGCCGATGTCGTGACGGCATAGGGAGTCGCAACCTGCTGCGGTTGCTGCTGCACTGCCGCCATCTGGCCCATCATGTCGCTCATCATTCCCATGTAGAGCTGCTGATTTGCCTGGTTGTCGAGGATCGTTTGATTGATCGCGTCGATCATGGCCTGGGTGCCATCGTCGACTGACTCGCCCCAGTTCTCGGTGGCGTTGGTGGCGGGCAGGGTTTCCTGGGCAGGAGCTGCTGGCGCAGCCGGCGCCTGCGTAACCTTCACCGTCGTTGACGGCATGTAGGTGTAAGTCGGCAGCGTCGTGGTGGTGCTATGGCCCTTGACATAGGGAGACGATGCCGTCTGCGCGCCTGTCACAGCAAACCCTGAGCCGGGCTTCGGGGGGCTGGCATAGGAGGGCGGCGTGTAGCTGATGACGCCCTTCTTGTTCTGGTCGATGTTGAAAGACTGCTGAGCGCCTTTGCCAATGGTGGCGTCGTTCTTGGCGGCCACCTTGATGATCTTGTCCAAGCCGATGCCGGCGTTGGTGAGATTTTTGATCTCGCTGTTGGTCAGTTTGTTGTTGCCCTTAAGGGCTTTCTGGATCTTTTTCTTCGCCTTGCTTGCCATGGTCGGTGCTCCTAAATGGTGAGAGTGCTGGATGGTGTGCGGTCAATCCGCAGCGCCTGCCGCGTGCGACCAGGGCGCTCGTACCCTTCGCGGTTACGGCCGATCACAGGCGCATCCGCGCTGTCCTCTGGTGGCGGCGCACCCCTGAGGAGGCTCTGCCGCATGGCGTCTTCCTGCAGCAGTTGCTGATTGTCGGCCGCCATCGTGGCCAGGTCGCTCAGTTGCGTGAGCGTGTCCTGCAGCCCCAGGTTCGACTGATTCAGTGAATCGAACGCTTTATTAAGAGGGTCCTTTTTCCGGAGCAAATCCTTGACCTTGTCCAGCATGAACAAGGTGTCGTTCTCGACGTTGTTGGCGCGTTTGTCCTTGTATTTGCTGCTGACGGACTTCTTGGACTGCCTGGCTTGCTTGAGCTTGGCCTTGTAGGTCGCAGCATCCATGCTGCCTTGCTTTGACCTGACCCTTTGGACGCGCTGCTTGGCCTTCTTGTACTGCTTGGTGGACTTCAGTGAATCCGTGATACGAGCCGCCGGAACACTGCCACCTCCCCCTGCTCCTCCAACGCACATCAGCCCACCTCCAGATCAATGCCCTTCTCGAATTGCTCCTGCATCACGGCGATCAAGTGGCGAACCACCGAGGCTTGGCCAGAGCGAAACCAAACCTCCTTCTCGGTCCACTGAAGATCCGGCGCACGATCCGGGAACTGCTGCGCCAAGGCGCTAACCAGGCGCTCAGAGATCGGGGGAAGCGCAACCACTACAGGACTGCAGATGAACTCAGGCTACCGGCGGGCTCCATAGCAGGGGAGTGCTGGTTTGCAAGTCATACTCGCCAGGGCGAAGAATGCGAGCACACCTGGCCTGGGTGATCGCATAGTCCTCGCTGAGCGCCTTCTTAGCGTAGGCGGCGAGCACCGCCTCCCACATCTCCAGCTCTGTAGAGCAGCTGGCCAGGGCCCTCTCCGCTGTCACTGGGCCGTAGCCGGGGCAACCCGGGTAGTTATCAGTTGCATCGCCCGTCAGCACCTGGGCATAGAAAGTGCGATCAGCCTCGAGCTTGCTGGCGTGAATGATCTCGCCATTGCGCAGGTGCAGTCCAGGAATAGTGAGCAGATCCTTGTCGATGGAGGCGATCACGTCGCCGCCTTCGTAGAGCACCCCGAGCACGTCGTCGCCTTCGATGTCAGGGAGGCGCGCAACCAGCCAGCCGCGGGACTGCGCCGCCTTCTCGACCC